GTGACCACCAACTCGTCGAGTGAGGAGGCCGCCACACGACTGACCGCACCGCCAGAGAGGACCGGATGCGTGCAATAGGCGATGACCCGCTACGCTAAGAAGATCGTACGTCCAGAATTCTTCGGTAAGATTTACATCGACGGATTGGCAACAGTCTAATCAATGTAAAAGGGTAGCACATTAGAAACTGGGGTGGCCGAAAGGTCACCCCTTTTTCTTTTTATATGAAGTAAACTACTATTTATACTAAGAGTTTTTCTATTCACGAGATTAATATGGCAATATTAAGTGATGAACCAATAGTTTATGATGGAAGTCCCGTAAATCCTAGTGGTATAACACCATTTGGATTATTTGACGATGATGCAATATTTCAATCAGATGCTCCAAAGATAGCAAATTACGTTGCTAACAGATTAGGATATCCTGTATTAGATGTTGAATTGGTTGATAAAATGATATATACTTGTTTTGAAGAAGCTGTAATGACATATGGTTCACAAGTCAACCAATTTCAAGCTCGTGAACACATGCTTACATTACAAGGATTGTCAACCGGTAGTAATTTAACACAAAAAAATATAGTAGGAACAGCATTACAACAACTAGTACGTATATCATCTGATTATGGTACCGAAGCACAATCTGGTGGTGATGTAGAAGTTAAAAAAGGATATATATCCGCTTCTGCATACACCCAATCTTATGATTTAAAAACACTGTGGTCTGATGTACATGAAGGTGGAAAAGCAATAGAAATTCGTCGTGTATACCACTATATGCCACCAGCAGTTGCACGTTACTACGACCCATTTGCAACCACAGGTCTTGGTCTAACAAACTTGATGAGTGAATTTGGATTCGATGGATATTCACCACCAGTAACATTTGTGATGATGCCAGCCTACGAAGATTTACTTCGTATTCAAGCAATTGAAATCAATGACATGATTCGTAAAAGTCAATATTCGTTTGAAATATCAAATAACGTTGTACGTTTTTCACCGATATTTAAGAAAGAAGCAACCATTTGGTTTGATTATATGGTTGTAGATGACAAACAAAAAGCAAATCAAACATTCAATACATCTAGTGCTATAGTTGCTGATTATTCGAACGTACCATATAGTCATATACCTTATTATACAATTAATTCGATTGGTAAAAATTGGATTTTTAGATATACACTGGCATTAGCAAAAGAAACATTAGGTAATGTCCGTGGAAAATATGATAATGTACCCATTCCAGATCAAATAATCAAATTAGATGGTGAACTTCTTCGTCGTGAAGGAAAAGAAGAACGTGAATTACTTATTAAAGAAATTCGTGATACATTGGAGCAAACTGGATTACAAGCTCAAATGAAAAAACAAGCAGAAAATGCTCAAATGATGCAAGAAATGTTCAATAAAGTTCCAACTTTAATATACATCGGATAATATGCCACGTTTCGTATCCCAGAAAGACTTTAATTTTTTTCAACACATCAATCGTGAGTTACTGTTTGATGTGGTGGATGTAGATGTTATCTTGTATAAAATTGCACTAGAAACAACAGCAATTAATTTATATGGTGAAGCAACCGAAAAAGCAAGATACACAGGTGTAGAGTTAAAAGCACTAATAAAATATCCAAAAGTACAACCAGAAACTAAAGACGGATTTGGTGTGGATGTTACACAAAATGTCGAATTTAGATTTTCTCGTAGTATGCTAGAAAATGTAAGTACGTATCCAGAACCAGGTGATATTGTAAAATATAATGGATTGTTTTACGAAATAGATATGACACAAGATTCGCAATTAATTGCAGGACAACCGGAATATTCTACTTCATTATTATGTTTAGCACATCTCACTCGTCGTAGTGGTATTCAAATTGAGGAGGCTGGAATGTATGGCGGAATATAACGATAGAAAAGTAAATGGTGACATTAGAAAAGCCACAGACTTACAAGTTCCAACAGAACATCAAAATCGTGGAAATGATACAAAAAGTGAACAAAACGATACACCGATTACAGTTACTTTATTAACCATAGATGAAACTTTAATAAATTACTTATCCAATAAAATAGAACCTATTGTAACACAAGATGGCAACTCAGTCAAGGTACCAATTATTTATGGTAATCCTGAACGTTGGAAAAGTGTTCAAAAAGATGGTGTTTTACGTGATAAATTTAATAAAATACAACTGCCAATCATTATGATTCGTAGAACTAGCATGAAAAAAAGTAAACAAAACTCACCGGTAAACAAGTATCTTGGATACGAATTTGAAACTGGATGGAACAAATACAATCCGTATGATAGATTTGCAGCTGTAAACGGAATAAAACCTGTTAAAAAGTATGTGACCACGGTTAAACCTGATTATTTTGATCTTACCTACGAATGCATGATTTGGACAGAATATGTGGAACAAATGAACAAACTCGTAGAACAAGTATCATTTGAGGACGATGAATATTGGGGTAATAGAGCGCAGTACAAATTTTTAACTAGTATAAACGAGTATAAAATGGACACGGTTCTCCCAAATGTCCAAGATAGATTGGTCAGAACGTCATTTACATTGAATGTGTCGGCATACCTTCTCCCAGAAAAAATGATAGGCAAAACCGGACAAACCATACAGACATCGCAAGAGAGATTTTCAGTTAAAAAAATTGTCACTTTTACTGAAATAGAAGAACGTTAAAACTAGTGTTTGAGAAAAATAACCTATATTTATAATACGAGTACATATATAGTTTAGGGAGGTTATATGAGTGAAGTAAAAAAGATAACGGACGAAGAATTGTCATCCGTTAAGAGTTTACGTGAAGAGATTATAGGCATCATATCTACAGTTGGTCAATTAAAATTGACGCACGATTTAATGGAAGAAGATTTAACTTCCGTAAGATCAAAACTAGTGGAAGAAACGGTAAAGTATAAAGAACTATTAACTAAAGAAAAACAATTAGTTGATGAATTATTAAAGAAGTATGGAATGGGTTCTTTGGATGTCGAAACTGGTGTATTCACCCCTGAAAAATAAGTAATATTGGAGATTCCGTATGGCAGCAGAACGCATTGTTAGTCCTGGCGTTTTCACACAAGAACGTGACCTTAGTTTCCTAGAACAAGGCGTTGGTGAAATTGCTGGTGCATTTATCGGTCCAACACCAAAAGGACCAGCATTTATACCAACCGTTGTTACAAGTCAACAAGACTATGAAAACAAGTTTGGTGTAGATAACAAGTCATTTTTAGGATTGACTGTAAAAAATTACCTCCGTGAATCAGGACGAGCAACCGTTGTTCGTGTTCTTGGTTTAGACGGATATAGTAACACCAACCATACACCAGCAGTTCTTAAAGCATCTGGTACGAGTGGTTCATTTGTGTACGCAATTATTCACCCTACTGTTTCTGGTAGTGATCTTACTGGAATCAGTGGTAGTGGTACGGCAGCAAGTTTCAATGTTGTCCTCAGTGCATCAAATGGCACATACACACCAACATCATTAACCTCAACAACAGCAGCAGGTAATTATGTTGGAAACTATTTTGGATTCGGTCCAACAGGTGCAAAGGGTGGATATATCTACGGAATTTTCCCAGAAGCAATTACAAATGCTGGTGCATCAGTAGTAATTTCTGCAGAATTAAGTTCTGACTTGTTAAACTTTAGTGGTAGTGCAAACGGAACTTACAGTCATGCTTCTACTCCTTGGATTCAATCACAAACACTTGGAAGTATTAACCAAAACTTGTTCAAGGTACATACATTAAGTGATGGTACCGCAGCAAATAAGCAAGTAAAAATTAGTATCTTAGGTCCAAAGAAAGGAATTGTATCTGGTGCATATGGTACATTCTCATTACAAGTACGTGATTTTAACGATACCGATTCAACACCAAGTGTATTAGAACAATACGATAATTTAACACTTGATCCAAACGATGCAAATTTCATTGCTCGTCGTATTGGTAATAGCGCACCAGTAACAGACCCAAATACTGGTGAACGTTATTTTGAAGGAGATTTCAGAAATAATTCAACATATATTCGTGTTGAAATGGCAGACGGTTCGGAAAATGTATCGACAGATGCATTACCATTTGGATTTGCTGCATTACAATCACCTCTTGGATATTCTGGTTCAGCAGTACCAGCACCAAATTATATTACATCAAATTGGATTTCTGGTAGCTCACGTGGATATAGCACTACAGCAACATACAATAGTAACGCATTTTACGGATTTGAATATACAGATGTTCCAACAACCAATATGTCATATTTGGCGCCACTTCCAAGTGGTTCAGTGACTCGTGGTTCGGACTTTAATCTTGAAAACTTAGCATCAAACGAATTGTATGATGCAACAGGAACAAACAAGACTATCGCACAATACCTCGCTGGTAATGCACCAACATTGGCATCATTACTTAAGTTCACAGTACCACTTCAAGGTGGATTTGACGGTGATAACCCAGCAAGATTAATTAATATGTACGATGGTATTACATCAACAAATACACAAGGATTTGACTTAAGTACATCAACAAGTGCAGGTTCACGTGCATACAAGAAGGCATTGGATGCAATCGCAAATCCAGATGCATTTGATATTAATTTGTTGGTATTACCTGGTGTTCTCTACAGTGACCATTCATATGTCGCAAATTACGCATTGAGTGTTTGTGAAAGTCGTGGTGATTGTTTCTACATTATGGACACAGTAGGTGCAAGTGCAACGGTAACAGAAGCAGTCAACACCGCAGCATTAATTGATAGTAACTACGCAGCAACTTACTATCCTTGGGTAAGAGTGTTGGATACAGATTCAAACAAGTTTGCATTTGTTCCACCATCAGCAGTTCTCCCAGAAGTATATGCATATAGTGATAACACTTCAGCAGAATGGTTCGCACCAGCAGGTTTGAACCGTGGTGGAATTCCAGGAGCAGCAGGTGTTAAGGTACGTTTAGCACAATCGCAACGTGATTCACTCTACGAAGGTAAGGTCAACCCAATTGCACAATTCCCAGGACAAGGTATTTGTGTATGGGGACAAAAGACACTCCAACGCCGTTCATCAGCACTTGACCGTGTAAACGTCCGTCGTTTGTTAATTACTGTCAAGAAGTTTATCGCAAGTTCAGCACGTTTCTTAGTGTTTGAACAAAATGTTGAAACAACTCGTCGTCGTTTCCTCAACATTGTAAATCCATTCTTGGCAAATGTTCAAGAACGTTCAGGTCTCTACGCATTCCGTGTCATTATGGACGAAAGTAATAACACACCAGACGTAATTGACCGTAATCTCTTGGTTGGCTCATTGTATCTCCAACCAACAAAGACCGCCGAATTCATCAAGTTGGATTTCAACATCCTTCCAACTGGTGCAACATTCGCTGGTTAATAGGTTATATTTTTAACTTACCGACTATTTATAAGAAATCTGTTAGGAGATACAAATGGCAAACAACATAATACAAGAAAATGAAATTTTCTTTACCGCGTTCGAACCAAAGGTCAAGAATCGTTTTCTAATGTTAATCGAAGGAATCCCAGCTTACATCGTAAAGAAGGTAAGCAGACCAGAAATTCGTCAAGATACTATCAAGGTTCCACATATCAACACCGTTCGTTTCATCAAGGGTGTTTCTGTATGGCAACCAATGACTTTGACACTTTACGATCCTGTAGTACCATCTGGTGCACAAGCAGTAATGGAATGGGTTCGTTTACATCACGAATCAGTCACAGGTCGTGATGGATACGCAGAATTCTACAAGAAGGATTTAACCCTTCAAGTTCTCGGTCCAGTAGGTGATAAGGTTGAAGAATGGATTATCAAAGGTGCACAAATCACACGTGCAACATTCGGTGACTTAGAATGGTCGGATACAAGTGATAACGTAGCAATTGAATTGGAAATCCAACCAGATTATTGCGTATTGAACTACTAATCTGTAGGTAAAAATGAAGGTGTGTCCTACTGTCTGATACTTATATAAAGTATAAATGGGCAGTAGGACATTCTTCATTTAGGTACATATCATGCCAGAACTTACAGAATTAAATGTTGGCCAAGGTGAAACATTTAAAATGTTGGTCACGATCGCACAAGACAGCGGTAGCATTCCACTTGACATAACAAACTACACAATAACAGGACAAATTCGAGAAAACTATACTACAGACGAAGTTGCTGCATATTTTAATGCAGAAAAAATACTTCCGTATAGTTCTGGTAGTTTTTTTATTATCTTAAATGAAAGTGATACATTAAATTTGACACAAAGAAAATATGTGTATGATATAAAAATTTCTAGCGGATCAGTTTCACCAATAAGTAGGCGTATTTTAGAAGGACCATTTACAGTCCGCCCAGCAGTTACGAGATAATTAATGAGTGAAATTAAACTTGACATACCAGATATTACTGTCTTAATTGACAAAGGTGACGAATATCGGGTAGTAGTAAACAGAGCAGGATCAGTAGTTAAAAATATAACTGGGTCATACATAACAGTAGCGGACTCGGCATTAACATCTTCGTATGCATTATCTGCCAGTTACGTAGCTGGTGGTACTGTTAGTAGTGCTTCATACGCGGCTTATGCTGTAACGGCAAGTTATCTTGACGGTGAAGCAGGAATAACGGATTGGACTGAAATAACAAACAAACCACAAAATATAGTTTCTTCATCTGTACAAACAATAGAAAATATCAGTGGTAGTAATATAGTTCCTAATAAAGTTAGCTCCAACGAATACAAAATAATAGCGGGTAATGTAGAGCTGACATTTACAGGATCAGTTACTAGTGGAATATTTGGAGCAACAGAATATGTATATCCTTTTATTCCGACAAGTAGTTTTTCCGCAGCAACCGTCGAATATGTCGCAACCAGACCAGGAGCACTTAGAGTAGGAAATATCTTGGCTGGGTGGAGCGGTAGTCAAGTAACTTCTACCGATGTATCAAATACAGATATCGGAGACACATCCGATATGCAGTTTTCGGTAGTACAAGATAATGGTTATATAAAATTACGAGTAACAAGCTTGGGAAGTGGTTCATACGCATGGACAGTTCAGAGTTTATTTAAATTATTTCCAACTTTACCATAGTAATTAACTATTTATATTTTAGATACTTAGTACCATTTGGAGACGCCATATGGCAAACGAATTTGTAGCAAGACGGGGTATAATAGCACAAACAGGTGGAGCCAGAATTACTGGTTCATTATTAGTTAGTGGTACGATTGATGCAACAGGATATAATGTTATCGCAAGTTCCATTACAGGATCATTTTCAGGATCAATTGGAACCGCAACATCAGCTTCTTATATAGAATATACAAGTGTTGCAAATAAACCAACATTAATTAGTGCATCTGTTCTTTCTTCTCCATCGCAAGGCACGGTTCGATTAACTACCAATGGTGCAATAACAGACGTTGATACCGGACTACAAGTTGGAGATACACCACTTTTTGCTGGTTTAAATGTAAGTGGTAGTATTAATTTGGCATCAAATGGTCAAATTCGTATACTAAATAATACAGAAAATACATTATTTGGTTTCTACGATGGTGCTAATATTCTCGGTGCATACTATCAAATGTGGGGTAATAACCACGCATCTACAAATCAACGAGGTACCGCAGAATTTGTATTCGACACCAGAAATAATGGTGGTGGATTTATTATTGCGGGATTTGATGGTGCTACATTTACACGCCGATTTGCAGTAGATAGAACAGGTGTTACAAGTATAACTGGATCACTCGAAGTAGTTGGTCCTGTATCGGCATCTTCATTTACTGGTTCGTTTAAAGGTGATGGAAGTCAACTAACAGGAGTTACTTCTGCGGGTACCGTATCGGCATCATCACAAATTGACATTACACAAACTACAGGATATTCTACTTTTAGTTCTTCCTTAGCGACTGTAGATGCAACGCAACAAATATCAATTAATGCATTAAATGCAGCAACCAGCTCATATGCAATTAATTCTACAATACAATCACAACTTGCCGGTGTCGTTTCATCTTCGGCACAAGTTAAACCATTACTACCTGGTGGAACAGTTTCTAGTTCCGCGCAATACCCAGGATGGGTGACATCATCTACACAAATTGTACAATCGTTACCAAATGGAACGGTTAGTAGTTCCGCACAATATCCTGGTTGGGTAACCAGTTCAACTCAAATTGTTTGGTCATCGGTTAACTATAATGCTGGAATAGTAAGTAGTTCTGCTCAGACTGTTGCTAATATTTCTGGACAAACAATATCACCATCTAGTATAAGTGCATCGGCAGGTATTAGTGGTTCATTTATTAGTGTAACTGGAAACAGTACAGTTGGTGGTAATTTAACCGTCAATGGATTGTTAACAGCAGTATCAACATCTATTCAGTATGTAACTTCTTCACAAATAAATGTTGCAGATAATAAAATTACTGTTAACACTAATGATTTAGTACGATTTGGTGGTTTGTCAATTGTTGACTCTGGATCATCATCACCAGTAACAGCATCTATTTATTGGGATAGTTTAAATCACAAATTTTTATATGAAAATCTAAGTGGTTCGTCATATAATAGTGCAATATTTATAGCAGGGCCAATCAATACGGGAACAACCGGTAACGAACCGGTATTAACAGTTGGTCGTGTTCCAGTAGCAACAGGTGACGATCACATTGATAATAGAGCAGCATCTAGTTCAATTCGTATAGACTTTGCAACTCGTCGTACCGATATTGAAGCAGGATTGTTTGTCACTGGTGCATTAACTGCAAATGGTACTGTAACATTACAAGGCATTCCATCAAGTTCTGCACAAATTACATCACTACTTCCTGCTGGAGTATATTCTTCATCTACTCAATTACCAGCAGGTACTGTATCAAGTTCAGCACAAATTGTTTGGTCATCTGTAAATTATAATAGTGGTATAGTTTCATCATCTACCCAAATTCAACCATTACTTCCTGCTGGAACTGTTAGTAGTTCAGCACAATACCCAGGGTGGGTCACTAGTTCTGCACAAATACAATTAGCAAGTATCACAGGTACTACTTTTGCATCATCAAACTTTACATTCCCACAACAACTTACTGTTAGTGGAGTATTAAGTGGTAGTACTTCAGCATATTTAAATAACACACTATATTCTGGTAGTGTAATTACAGGTATAGTTGGACCAGTAAATAATCAAGTAGTATCAACAATAACAACAGGTTCATTCAACGCAGCGCATTTTGATTATGTTATAAATGACGGAACAAACTACAGAACAGGTACAGTTATGTCAGTTTGGAGTCCAGGAAGCGTTGAATTCACAGACACATCAACAAATGATATTGGCAATACCGCACAAGCATCATTTGCCGTCGATGTAGTTTCTGGTGTTACACGATTGAAGTTTACAAATGTGTCTGGAACATGGACAGTTAAAACATCAGTACGAGCATTATAATAAAATAATATTCGGGGGTGGGTACTAATCCTATCCATCCCGTTTTGATAACCTTTGGAAACGTGAAAAAGGGATAATATGGCAAATGAATTTGTAGTCCGCAAAGGTCTGGTATCTAGCGGAAGTATAAACGTATCGGGGTCTGTTACTGCATCATATTTCAAAGGTGATGGCAGTCAACTAACAAATTTAAATCTATTAAGCAGTTCTGTTAATATAGATACGTACAAATTTAATGGTAACGGAACCACTAACGCATTCTTATTATCCCAGAGTTATAGTGTAGATTCATTACTAGTATCAGTTGACGGATTAACACAAACTAATATTGATGATTATACATTATCGGGTCAGACATTAACATTTGTAGATCCACCACCATCGGCAGCAAATATACTAGTAAAAGCATTTATTAATGTAACCCAAAACATAACAGGATCATTTAGCGGATCGTTTCTAGGAATAGTAACATCCGCCTCATATGCAACAACAGCAAGTTATGCATTAAATGCAGGAGCTGGTGCTGGTTTTCCATATAGTGGTTCCGCAGTTATCACAGGATCATTACTTGTATCACAAAGTGGTGTACAAGTAACGGGATCATTAAATGTACTTGGTACCATAAGTGGTGCTCTACAACTACCGTCCAACACAGTATCGAGTTCAACCCAAGTTCAAACGTTTTTACCAGCGGGAACGGTATCATCATCAGCACAATATCCTGGTTGGGTTACTAGTTCTACTCAAATTGATTATAATTCTATTCAAAATAAGTTAAGTGGTGTCGTTTCCTCATCTACACAAATTCAACCACTTTTACCAGCAGGAACAGTATCTTCCTCGGCACAATATCCTGGTTGGGTAACATCATCTGGTCAAATTAGTATTACCGCAACATCTGGGTATTCCACATTTAGTTCTTCAATAGCAACTAAAAATGATACCCAAGATATTTCTATTAACGCACTAAACGCAGCAACCAGTTCATACGCAATCAACTCCACTATCCAATCACAACTTGCGGGGGTTGTCTCGTCATCTGCACAAGTTAAACCATTATTACCTGTGGGAACGGTTACTAGTTCCGCACAATATCCTGGTTGGG